GTGGAGCGTGCCCGCAGATCGCAGACCCATACGGCCTAAGGCAGACGGAAGTGGCGGAGCTTGTCCGAGTCGCGCTGAAACCAGGTCACAAGTCGCCCACAACTAAATGCGTAGCTTTCGCGATCAGGATGATTCGGCATCGACACCCTGGACTTCGCTTGATCGTTTCATATGCAGACCCAGAACAAGGACACCACGGCGGTATATATCAGGGCGGAAACTGGCTCTATTCTGGATTGACATCTCCGACCGAATGGTTCGAGGTTTGCGCGACAGGAGAGCGGGTCCACTCGCACGTCTACAGGCGAGGGGCAAGAGGCCGGGCGACCAGGGATAAGGCGGCCGGGGTTATTCGTTCGGTGAAACTGGTCAAGCACAAGTATCTTATGCCGCTCGATGAAGATATGCGTCGACGCATCGAACCACTACGAAAGCCATATCCAAAACGCGCAGGAAGTGCTGGCAGCGGCACGTCGCCCGACCAGGGCGGAAGGGGCGGTGCAACTCCGACCCCTGCGCTTTCATCTAAGGAGTCATCCAATGGGCAAGCGAGGCCCGCGCAAAGAGCCGACGATTCTGAAGATCGCCAAGGGCAACCCCGGGAAAAGGCCGCTCAACAAAAGCGAGCCAAAGCCGCCAAGCGATGACATCGCGCCGCCAGAATGGGTGACGGGAGTCGCCCGCGAGAAGTGGGACAACGTCGTGCCGAAGTTGCTCGGCATGGGCGTGATGACGAATGCCGACGTAGATACGATTGCACGATACTGCACAATGTACGAGCAGTTCGTGAAATACCTTGACCAGTGCCGACGCGGGCTTGACGTGCTCGTGATCCGTGACGATGCGGGCAAGGTGAAGTACATGCAATCGACGCCAGCGGCGACGATGCTGAACAAGTTGGCCGCGTCGATGCTGCGAATCGAGCAAGAGTTCGGGCTGACGCCTTCGGCCAGGAGCGGATTGAGTGGCACGCAGCCGCAGCAAGAAAGCATCATTGAGAAGTTCCGCCGCCTCAAGGCTGCCTCTGAGACGGCAAGTTGAGGCGGCCGACGGCTACCGATGGGACGAGACGAAAGCCAAGCTGGTAATCGACTTCCTCGAATCGGTCTGCCACCACACCAAAGACTCCCCGACCGCGAAGGCCGGCGAGCCGATGCGGCTTTTGGAGTGGCACAAGCAAGACGTTATCGAGCCGCTCTACGGCTGGCGAACCGAGGAAGGGCTTCGGAGGTATCGGCTCGCCTACATCGAAGTGCCGAAAAAAAACGCCAAGTCAACGCTGCTCTCGTGCCTCTCGATCTGGCACTTGCTGATGGAGGGTGAGGGCGAGCTCGGGTGCATCGCAGCGAAGGATCGCAATCAAGCGGCGATCATCTTTGACGAGACCGCCGCGATGGTGAAGCGGTCGCCCGAACTGGCGGCTTCGCTCGAAGTGGTCGATTCGCGGAAGACGATCGTGTGCCAGCAAACCGGCTCCAGCCTGCGAGTGATCTCGCGAGATGCCGGGGCGGCGGAAGGCCCGTCCTACTCGTTCGTCTTCTGCGACGAACTGCACGCGTGGCCCGACCGGCGGCTATTCGAGGCACTCCGCTATTCGGGCCGCTCCAGGCGCGAGCCGCTCCTCGCGACGATCTCAACGGCGGGCGATCGGCGTGACACGATTTGCTGGGAGCAGCATGAGTACGCCGAACTGACCATGGCCGACCCGGACTACGATCCCCGTTTCTACGGCAAGATTTTCGGGGCGAAGGCTGACGGGACGGAGGACTATTTCGACCCGGCGACCTGGCGGCGGGTGAATCCCGGCATGGGGATCACCATGACCGAGGAAGCGTTTGCGGCTGACGCTCGCGAGGCGAAGAACAAGGCGACGAAGCTCAACGGCTGGCTGCGGTATTCGCTGGGAGTGTGGACGGAAAGCACGAATCGCTGGCTGGACCCAGATAAGTGGGCCGCGTGTTCGTCTGGGCCTCGCACGCCGTTTGCCGGGCGGAAGTGTGTCCTTGGGATGGACTTATCGAAATCGACCGACTTGTCCGCGATGGTCGCTCTTTACCCGTGCGAGGGTGACGAGTTCGAAGTGGATGCGATGTTCTGGGCTCCCCGCGACCTCATCATGGAGCGGGAGCGAACTGACCGCCAGCCGTTTCAGCACTGGGTCAACCAGGGCCATATCACGGCGACCAGCGGGAGCATCATCGACCACTCCCAGATTCGTGAATACGTCTTGGAATACGCCAAGACGCACGACGTGCAGGAGGTCTTCATGGACCTCTCGGGGGCTGTGCAGTTGGCGGTGGAACTGCAAGGAGCGGGGCTGAAGGTGGCAGGATGGTCACAAGGGTTTCGCGGCATGAGTTCGCCTACGAAGCGGCTCGAGTCGCTAGTCCTGCAATCCAAGATCCGTCATGGCGGCAACCCCGTGCTGTCTTGGATGGCTGCGAACGTGACCGTGGAGATGAACGCCTTTGAGGACGTGCGGCCGGTGAAGAAGAAATCAACGGGCCGCATCGACGGCATCGTTGCACTCATCTTCGCGTTAGGCGGCCTGGAGTCTTCGAAGATCACGAACAAGCCTGCCGCCGAACCCTCCATCCTCATCCTATGATCGCCCAAAACAACCGCATTCTGTGGCTTCCCGAGAGTGACGCCCGGCACTTCGACTACGAGTCGGGCGGCTACGGCGGCGGCGGTCGCAATCCGTCTGGGGTGAAGGTGGACGCCGAGACGGCGTTGCGTTCGACCGTGGTGCTGGCGTGCATCCGCGTGCTGTCTACGTCGGTCGCCGGGCTGCCGCTGCACCTGTATCGGCGGCTGGCTGGTGGTGGCAAGGAGGTTGCCCGCGAGCATCCGCTGTATCGGCTTCTCCATTCGCAGCCGAACTCGTGGCAGACGAGCTTTGAGTGGCGTGAGCAACTCATGCTGCACCTGCTGTCGCACAGTGAAGCGTATAGCGAGAAGGTCTATACCAGCGGTCAACTCAGCGAACTCGTGCCGTTGCATCCGTCGCGGATGAAGCCCGAGCGGATTGAGAACGGGCGGCTTCGCTACAAGTACCGCGAGGATTCTGGCGGCACGACGACCTACGCCCAGGATGCGATTCTCGTCGTGCGTGGCATGAGCGATGACGGCGTGAACGGGATGTCGATGATCGAATTGTCTCGCGACGCCATCGGGCTGGCGCGGGCGTGCGAAATCCACGGGGCGACGTTCTTTGGCAACGGTGCCCGGCCGGGCGTGATCCTGACTACCGATCAAGTGCTGTCGCCCGAGGCTGCTGAAAGCACGCGGAATCAGTGGGAGCGGGTCCACGGTGGCGGGCCGCAGCGGGCGCACCGTGCCGCTGTGTTGCAAGGCGGGCTCAAGGTCAACGAACTGGGCGGCAACAACCAGGAGTCGCAGTTCCTCGAAGCCCGGCGGTTTCAAGTTGAGGAAATCTGCCGCATCTACGGCGTGCCGCCGCATCTCGTGGGCGACCTCTCGCGTTCGTCGTTCTCGAATATCGAACAGCAGTCGCTCGATTTTCTGACGAATGGGCTGTCGCCGTGGCTGCGCCGCATTGAGTCTGCGGTCACCCGCGACTTGCTCGATGGCGATGACGAATACTTCGCGGAGTTCGACACGCGTGGCGTGCTGAGGGCTGATGCCGCTGGCCGTGCGTCGTTCTACCAATCGCTCTGGAACATGGGCGTGGTGAGCGTCAACGAACTGCGATCATGGGAGAACATGAACCCGGTTGATGGCGGTGACGTGCGGTTCGTGCAACTCAATATGACCACGCTCGACAAGGCGGCTGCGGTTCCCGAGCCGATCCCGGCGGCGGTGGTCGAAGAGCCGGTGGTCGATGCCACGGCTCCCTCGCCGGAACCGGCTGCGGACGCTGAGCCGCAGGCCGCCGACGTGTCGCTCAACGGTGCCCAAATCACGGGGCTGCTCGCGATCCTGCAGGCTGTCAGCACAGGCGTCTTGACCAAGAGCGGTGCCGCTGCAGCGGTCGCGGCAGCCTTCCCGTTCATTCCGCAGCCGCAGGTCGACGCCATCCTCGCTGGCGTGCCTGAATCGCCGGTACCGAGTGCCGTGCCCGAGGCGGCCCCGCCAGTGGCGCCGCTGGGCCGCTCGCTGCCCGAGGCTCGTGCCTTGACCATCAGCATCGACTTCGACCGCACGTTCGCGGCCGACCCGGCATTGTGGGGCGAGTTCGCCCGCAAGTCGGCGTCGGACGGAAACACGGTCGTGATGATTTCGCGCCGCCCCGAGGAAGACCGCCAGGTCGTGACCGACACGCTGGGCGAGTACGCCGATGCGTTCTCTCAGGTGTTGCTTGTGGGCGGCGACACGCTCAAGGCTGACGCGGCCCAGGCGGCTGGCATCGACGTGGACGTGTGGGTCGATGACAGCCCGCAGACGATCACGGACGAACCGGCACCGGCGCCGAAGAAGCGGAGCCGCAGGAAGAAGACCGATGGCTAGGTATGACCACATCGACTTCACGCCCCCGGCGGGCGTGCGAGAGGAGGCAGCAAAGGGGCTGGCATGGCGCGGCGAGTACGGCCGAGGCGGCACGGCAGTCGGCGTTGCCCGAGCGAGAGACCTGTCGAACGGCACGAACATCAGCCCCGAGACGGCGAAGCGGATGGCGAGCTACTTCGCCCGGCACGAGGTGGACAAGCAAGGCGAAGGGTGGAGCCCCGATCAAGACGGCTTCCCGAGTGCGGGGCGGATTGCCTGGGCGCTCTGGGGCGGCGACCCCGGCCAGGCGTGGGCGAACAAACTGACGCGGCAGATTGAAGCCGCAGACAACGAGGGCAGGAGCATCATGGGCAACATCGAGCGACGTTCTCTTGCGATTGACGAGGTAGAGTCGGCGGTGCCGCTGCTCACGGTCGAGAGCCGCAGCGAAGACGGTGCGGAGCGGGAATGGGTTGTGGGCTACGCTGCCAAGTTCGGCGTTTTGAGTTTGGACTTGGGAGATTTTGTGGAAAGGCTGGACCCCGGTGCGTTCGGCATCGTGGTGGAGCGTCGCGGGCGGCGTCGCCCCCTGGAGACGCGGGCGCTCTGGAATCACGACCCGAACTATCCGCTGGCTCGCTACCCGGGCACGCTGAAGCTCACCGTGGACGAGGTAGGGCTGCGGTACGAGTTCCCCGTGCCCGACACGTCCTACGGGCGGGACTTGGCTGCAAACATCCAGGCTGGCATCGTGCGGGGCTCGTCATTCTCGTTCACCGTCCCAAGCGGCGGCGAGACTTGGAGCCAGGAGGATGGCCGCAGTGTCAGGACAATTTTGGCCGTCGATTCTTTGCTGGACGTTTCCCCAACGACGTTCCCGGCCTACCCGGACACGGACGTGAAGGTTGCCCAGCGTTCCTACGATGCGTGGCGTTCCGCGTCGGCTGATGTTCAACGTCGCCAGATTGACCGCGTTTTGCAGGCTCGCGGCAAGGCGGCATCACTCCGCGAGTATCTGAAAACGCATGGCCGCTAGTGGCGATTCGTGCCCGAAGTGCCGTGAGGGCCGCTTGACGGTTGCGTCGAGCGTCCGCAGCGGTGAGTACCAGACTCGCTATCTGCGATGCACGCGGTGCAGTTGCACCGACAAGCAGGTGATCCATGCGGGCGAGATTCGCCGCGTGAAGTTCTTTACTGGTGCCAA